AGCTGTACATGGATATTCTCGTCCCACTCGTCGTAGATGGAACCAGCGATAGCTGTGAAGGAAGCACCGTACTCCTGATCGAACCAGTGCTTACTAACCAGCTTCTCAATACGTACGATTTCTGGATCTTCTCTACCGCCAGGATATCTAGCTAGGTTAGTCCAGCTAGGTGCGTGCCAGGACTTGTAATCTGGCATGGACTTGTCTTGCCCAAGGAGATGTAGCCCGTGATACCAGTTAAATCCTTGTGGTGTAGAGGGAAAGTCGGCACTACCCCTGTAATCTGATAGGGCAGGCTCAATATACTGTTCCCAGGTACTACGGCTATGCTTTGCTGCCTCTGACATAATGACATGGAATAGTCCTTCACCTAGAAGTGAATCTTGTTTCTCGGCAGAAGCTACTTCTAGCACCGCACCCCAGGGTGTAGTGATAGCCATATCTCCTTGCTTTTTCGAGTAAGATCGCTTGCAGTACTTAAGAATTCCCAGTTTTTCAAAGTCTTTCCATACAACTCTAAATTCTTTCTCGCCTAGTTTGTATGTCGGGCCTACAATCCAGTTATAGCTATCAGGCACGAACATCTTGTACGTCATACGGTGTCCAGCCGCGATACTCTTACCCCAACGGCGACCACAGGTGGGTACGTTAAAACGCGCCTTACTATGGCAGTAGGCGTGTTGCAGTTCACCGTGAGGTTTAAACTCCAACTGCTCAAACAGGGTATCCATGTCGATACCCGGCTCGGCAATAGAAGGGGCTGTGCTAGGTGGGATCTTTGCGGCTATGGTTAAGTAACCGGGTCGTTCTTGGTTAGCTTGGCAAGTAGATCCTTGATAGGATCGCCGGCTGCGTCACTATCAGCAGTAGCCTTCTCGATGATATACTTAGACATATTGCCACGCACCGACTCGCTATATGCGTTAGTCGATAGCCACACAATCTGTGCAGCAGCCGCGTGTACGTTCTTACGGAAGAAGTCTGTGGTGTATTCGCTTACGTTCTCTGGATCGACTTCCGTTGAAAGCTGGTATTCCTGTCGGATAGCCTCGGCGTATTGGTTAAGCTGGCTCTGTAGGCTTTCCGGCGTAAGCTCGTCATCTGCCATAAGTTCGTCAAACGAACGAAGCGGCAGAGTATCGTCAGGTTCGGGTGTAGGTGCGGAGTTCTCGTCCATGCGGGGAGTATATGTAACTGTGGCGGCTTGTCAAGCTCCCGTCCGTCACTCAGTCGTGGCAGCGGGTTAACTTGACAATGAGGGCTTGATCGTGTAGGCTCCGTTTATGAAAATCTATCCTACTAAGAGTTTACGACTACTCGACCTGTTCTGTGGGGCAGGGGCGGCTAGTGTCGGTTACGCAGATGCGGGCTTTGAATGTGTGGGGGTAGACCTGTTCAAGCAGGAGAACTACCCGTATGAGTTCCACCAGTTCGACGCTATGCAGGTTGTAGCTAATAAGGGGCTTATAAAGTGGCTAGACATTGATATCATTCATGCTAGTCCGCCATGCCAAGCTTACAGTGTGGCTAGTAGCTTGGCATATGAATCGCCACGTCTTATTGAGCCTTTGAGAGATCTATTGCTTGATCTACTTGATGATGGGCTTATACGTGGCTATGTCATAGAGAACGTTATGGGCGCCCCGCTCGGTAGGAACTTTGCTGCTAGAGATACCGAACGTAGTGATACGATCAAGCAGGGAGCTGTAGCTGTTGGTAGTAGGATCGATAATGTAGGTGGCGTGATACAGTTGTGTGGTACGCAGTTTGGTAAGAAGATTGCTAGGCATAGACTGTTTGAGTATAGCGAGGGGTTGGATCTAGTTACTGCTGGTTTTCCTTGCGACCATGATGCAGTCGGTGGTATTATTAATATCTTCGGGAGCGATGTTCGTAACGGGGGAGAGTACAGTATGACGGATTGGATGAAAGAGATGTTTGAAGATCGATCTAATGGGAGACAGTGGTTGACGCAAGTAGAAGCCAAGCAAGCAATACCACCATGTTATACAGAATACGTTGGTCTACAAATACAGCGACAATTTGGAGCCTGAAGTTTTTGGGGGATATCCAACCCCGATCGCCGGCTTCCCTGATACAGTCTCTTTACTATTTGTAACATATATGCCTCTAGGAGCCACGTAGCCGGCTTCTGAGCTCATACCCCCCTTACTTGGTATGATCTATCATCTTCGGCATAGCGTAGCCTCTAGCAGGCTGTACAGGGCTTACAGGGCTATCCTTGTCTGAGTCAGCCTACAGAGCCATCCGTAGCAGTATGAGTTGTTAGTGGTATTGTGCTATTTGCAGGGACTTTGCACGAAAATTGTCGCTATTTGCGGGAATCGCAGCTAACAGGGCTTGCATAGCTGACTAGCTTGCCCTACTGTCCCACTTGATTCATGCAGCGGGATGGCCTGGGAGTTTCGGTAACAGGCGTAGCTGTAAAGCCTTGAAGCGAAGGCTTACGCGCAAGAGTCGGATTCGTCCGAACAGCGCGGAGCCGGAAGCCTACGCAGTCCAGGGGTAGGCAGGGTGAAGTGGTTAGGAGCCACACTTGCAGGAGCCACGGGTAGCGCGCTGTATGGCGCTAGATTCCCCGGAAGCTTCCCTAGCTGTACGGGCCACTCAAATCCGTAGGGAAGTGAGGTTACGCAAGTAGCACCGGGATGGCCGATACGGACTCTTTCCTAGTATCCCTGAGAGACTGTCAAACCATGAGATCCCTACGCTATGCGAGATTCGCGCTGTATAGCCTCTAGGGTGATTAGGAGCGACTGGAATGCACATAGGGTGAACTTCTAGGTTCAGGAGGTTTGAATCGTAGGCATAGCATCCGGTGAATGGTTACAGGCTTTGCACCCTGTAGCCTTCGAATCAGTCTTTAGGGTACGCGCATACACTGGCGTACCCTGCACTAGCAGCTAGTCCGTAAGGGATTCGGCAAGTGGGTAGGGCAAGCGGGCACAATCACGCCGCTTAGTTCCTACTCTCGCCAAACCTATACCGCCTATACAGGCTGTTCCCTAGGGTTAGCTGCTAGTGCAGGGTACGGTAGCCCTGGTGAACTCCTAACGCGGAGGTTACAAAGTGAAGCCGCTTAACTTGGATACCTTGGATGCCCTAGCAGCATCCGAGCGTAAGCCTGTTCAGCGTAAGCGCACTAAGGTTAGCCCGAAGCATGAAAGAGCTTTGCGGCGTTACAAAGGTGCGGATAGGTCAGTAACACTCGGAGGCGTTATCGCGCCACCGACGAAGAACGCCGCTAAGACTGCCTTCGCTGCACAAGAGCCTAGGCTGTCTACTGCTACAGAAGTTCCGTTTGCAAAGGATCGTAAGGTAGTCACGATTCCTAGCAAGTTCGGCTGTTAGGGATGGCTGTAATAATCATCTCACTAATGCCGCTAGTGCTTGCACTTATCGCGGCAATGATTCGCCTAGCATTGCGCTAGGAAGTTGTAAAGGCAAAGCCGGCAATAAGTGAGCCCCAAACAGAAAGGGTAACGATGCCGCAGGAGCTGTTCTACGAGGTCACGATTAAGCGCAGTAACGGTGAGGCTTTCGATAGCCGAGACTTCAAGGTTGGAACGTGGAAGGAAATCGGCTACTGGCTAGACGAATACGGCTACATCGATCCGGCCTACCACATCGATATCAAGGTGCGCGGCTAAGTGCCTTAATGAAGGGTAGCTAACCACTACCTTTCGATAAGCCACTACCGAAAGGATGGTATGCCTAAGATTCACAAGCCTTTCAAGGGACGATGTGCCTACGAATGGCAAATTGGAAATATCGTTTTCCAGTTCTGCCATAACGACACTTTCAACTGGCGCGAATACGCCACGTTCTGGCGCTTCAATATCTGGTCATGCAAGTAAAGGGGAAGTGAGCTCCAATGCCGGCACCTAGCCAAGAAATTCTCACAAGTGCTAGAGAACGGGAGATGTATCTTCAAGCAGTCCTAGACCCCGATATCCTCGTGGTACGGGAGAAAGGTAGCAAGGACAAGTTTTGGCTAGTCGTCGAAAACAGCGACGATGAAGTAGTGGTGATTGAAATGAAGATTAAATCAATCACCAAAACTCAAGTGACTAAGGCAGTCAAAAACGCCCTAGGAGTTAAAACCACCACAGGAGTCAAGCTATGAAGATCAAGCTGGTGAATGGTACTTGGGTTGTGATTGCCAACTGGCTTGGCGCGCCCCGCATCGTTTACAAGAACGATAACATCTTCGCTTGCATCCGCTGGGTTAATCGCGCCAGCTAACAAGTAGAGGGAATGGAGAATCCGGAGGGAATCACGCTAACTCCAGGTAGGAGTTGTTAGCAACCTGTACCAAAGGAATTGGGAATTTGGGATAGACTTAACAGTTCACTTACAACCCTACTACTTTAGCAAGTCTCTCTACAACTTCTCTGGGGAATTGGGTATTTGAACTACGCATGAAGTCACAGGAAAGATGCTGTACCAAATACATAGAGAAGAAAGAGAGAGAGTAGAGAGATAGGAGTAGTTCTCACGAGATTGCTGTGATAAGCAAGTTACCTGTGCGAGCCACCTCGGACGGGAATAAGCGACTGAGAAAGGGAAAGATGCCTACCACGATAGAAGATATCGTAACCGCTTATAATGCCTGGCGTGAAGCGGAAGCCAAGTATTGGGCAGAATGGAAAGATACTTGGAAAATCGCGGGACACCCTAATCACGCAAAACTCGCAAAAACCCGCGATGCCTTCTATAAGGCAGTAAGCAATTCACCCTACGACGAAATCTTCACTGGCTACGGTTACGAGTTCTGCGGCTCAAACGACTAAGCTACACTCCGTCAAGCCCGACGAATAGCCTATGGCTAGCCTAAACCACTTCGGCGGGTCGGGCTTGACAGAGTCTAGCTAATCTGCTAAACTCTACCATGGCAATCATGCCAAAACACGGGAGGTAAAGCAATGAGTGAGATCACTGGTATCTCAGTCGATCTTATCGCCGAGCTTATGGCGAATAGTCGTAACCGGAACGTCTATGGGCCTAAGCTCATCGAGTTCATGGAGTCGGATGAGGCTGGTATCAATCCGGCTGAGGTGTGGCCGCTGGAATGCAACGGTAAGGCAAGCTCTGTCTACCAGGGCTTCATCACCGCTGTTAAGAAGGCTGAGTTGCAGGACGTGGTTATGGTCAAGCGTCACGAGGAGTCTGTGTTTCTTATCCATCGTGAGCGTGCTGGACTGGCTGTGACTGAGGCTGCTGCTCAGGCTGCGTAACAACAAAGGCACCCCAAGGGTGGACAAGATGGCTAGCACTATCCTGAATAAGCCACGCCTGGAAAGGTCGTAATCTAGCAATGTTCACACAGTGGACTAGCTAGGTTACTGAGCGGGTAGACTTTCAACGCTACCTTTAGCGCCAGTTGCGCTATAAGATGTAGGTATGCAGCCTCATGGTAAGCATGAGGATTTTTACCCGCTCAGTAACCTAGTTGACTACTAGGTTGGATGGACAAGGTAAGGGTAAACGTAATGATCGTGCCCCTATAGCATGAGGCCAAGTGCGGCCGTCAAGCATAAGTCTAGTCAACTTAAGAAGTCTTGTGCCTTGATTGACTGTCAAGGTAACGACGCTAAGGCTCGTTCGGCAGGTTGGAGTTCAAATCTCCATAGGGGCTGCTTATCTTCAAGCTACCCACAGTAGCTAAGTAACGAGGCGTCATTCCACGCCTACCATCCAAAAGATTATGACACCAACATACCTCAAACCACTAAAGGAGAATCCAGGTGTTCTTTCGATTACTGTTATGCCTGCTATGTCTAAACTTAGTGGCAAAGCTCGCATGGTAGCAAAGAACAAGCCCGGTTACACATCAACTCTAAGAAAGGTAAAGTAAACCACGATGTTCACGCTAAGGCTAGTCACGGCTGGTGATATGCAGAAGCCTGTCACCATGCGTGACACAGAATTCCCAACTAAGGCAACTTGCCTCAGAGCAATCGGACTGCTCGGTAAGCTAAACCGTATCGACCGCTTCGGAAGGGTCTACGTAGTCACTCCATCTAAGAGTGGCAAGTAACAAAGTAATGTCGTCCCAAACTTTATGACGGCATAGTAGGGAGTCACGTACAAAAAACGGACAAAGGTGACTCCCATACCCAAGACTGATAACTCCCTAGTCTCCTGAGGCCATGCGAATGGACATGGAACGGGCTATCAAGCCTAAGACACCGTTGGTCACTAGGAAAGTTATCCCCTAAAAAGACGGGGATCGTAGGGGGCGCGGCCTATCGTACCAAAACGCGCAATAAAGCTAGTGAAGGGTAACAAAGATACCATTCTGAAACAAGGATGGCTACCTCCAATGAGTTACGGGTAAACTTTCCGCTTATGTCTAAGTCAGAGAGCCGGAAGCTATATCCCGTCTGTACGCAGCTAGAATTGCGTCTAGGACTTAAAGGAGTTCTGGCATTGTTACCCTTCACTAGCTTTATCTAAACAACGGGAGGCAACAAATGCCTAATGATTCAGTCAAGATTGAAATGCTTAACCAGGGAACTGGTGAGTGGGTTCCACTTGTAGTTGAGGTTGGTTCTTATCAAGATGCTGCTGATAAAATCGACTCGTTTAGGGCATACGGCAGTAAGGGACAGTATCGTATTGTCACAACTGTCTACTTCCCATACACGTCATGAAGCGCAACTACATCACCCAACTTCTACTTGATATCCAACGGTATCTAGAGTTCATGGATATTGCACATGGCAACTGATATCAAGCAGATTACTGCGACCTATGCACTAGCCAATCAGCTACTCAGTGAACATGGCTTGACTGAGAAAGGTTGGCGCTTTGACTTCTCAACCTCTGCACACCGTGTGGGGGTTTGTAAACACGGTCGCCGGCTAATTGAACTATCTCTGCATCGTATAGGTAGCGACCCCGATGTTATCCGCGACGTTATCCTACATGAGATAGCTCATGCGCTTGTTGGCCCTGGTCATGGTCACGATGATACGTGGCGTGCTATGTGCCGAAAGATAGGCGCACGTCCTGACCGCTTGGTTTACGATAGCGTAACCACTAAACAATACAACTTTGAAATCGTTTGTGAATCGTGTGGTAATGTAGTGGGTAGGCGTTACCGTGTCAAGCGAGCACTACTCAATAACTACGTGACTACTTGCTGTAAGGCAAAGATGATCGCCTACGATATACGGGAGGGTTAAAGATGAAAACGGTACACGGTTTTACAGTTAAGCGTATCGATCGAGTTAACGAACGTGAGGCAAGAGGGGATCAGGAGTTGTGGTCTATCTCGCCGCCCGTTAAGTTCTACCATCGCGGTAAAGTTTGTACAGCCGATTTCGTAGTGGTAAGTGCGGTTGTCACATTCGGTTCAGGCCCGGAAACCTACATCTTTCCTTCTGACCGTAATGGTGAGGTAATCAACTGGGGTGAGTTGCCTGGTTCGCAGCGCGGAACTATGAATCATGAGGCAACTATCATGAACGTTAACCACGACAATAAGGAGTGGTAACCATGCCTAGAGATAACTACGTCGTAACGGGCGTACTTGTCAATGGCCGACGGTTTAAGGCTATCTACACACCTAGTTACCATCACGCTATGGGAATCAATCTGTATCGTGGTTCGGTATGGGAAATGCAGTCCGACGGTTCGCGTAAGCTACTCAGAAGGGTGTGGAACTAATGCACACAGTTACTAATCACGTACCCCGTGATGTAATCGAAGCTTACGAACTAACCGAGTCTGAACAGCAACTCTTTGACTACATTGATTGGGGCAAGGTTAAAGCAGGTGAAGCCTCACACAGCTTCTTCAGGTACAAAGGGGAGTTGTTTGATATCGGGGAGTTTGAGCGCGCACCTGCTTTCTCTGATCTATCGGGAAAGTGGGATGGATACCAAAGCGACACATTCTTTTCGGCTACGGTAGTTAAGTATGTCAATGATTTCGAGCAAGTAATCGTCGGGAGGGTATACACATGAAGATCATCAAGCAGCGTGAGCGTGTTCACGTTGAGCGTTATATGCTAGGTTTCGATAACGCCGATGGTCGCGGTGGTTACAGCTTTGAGTGTGATAAGGATGGTACACCACACAAGTTGGATAACCCAGCAGCTATCGCTAACTACAACGGCTGTATCTCTGGCAAGTATGACGTAATTGCTAGAGGCGTCGAGGATTGGAGCTATGACTATACCTCACCTAAGGTCGGACTGTGCGACTGTGGTAAGGAAGTCCAGCTAGACCACTTCACCAATACTTGCTACTGTGGTCGTGACTACAATAGCAGTGGCACCCTACTCGCTCCGAGAGAGTGTTGGGGTGAAGAAACAGGCGAGTCAGTCGCCGATATCCTAAGGATTCCATGATGGGATACAGATATAAACTACTCAAGATTCGACTCAAATGCCGTTGGAAACTTTTGAGGCTGTATCTAGCGGGTAAGTGTCTTAGGTCAGCTAATCGTCTTAGTCCAGATTTGATGGCAAACTACGATAAAGCGGTAGTTGACCAGTTCCTACTTACAGGAAGGATCGGGTTGAAGTTCTAATGGCTGATACAGAAATCTGCACAGGTTGTGGGCAACTTACAGGTATAGAAGCCTACGACGACAAGCTATGGAACCTGTACTCACGTATCGACGACGGGCGCTCTACTTATGAGCCGCTAGTATTCGATAGCGAGTGGCTACAGGAAAACGTACAGGACGAAGATGACCACAGAGTAGTCATGCACTGTATGGACAAAGATATGTACCAACGCGGTCTGTGTACTACGTGCGGTAGACCTAACCTTACTGGTATTAATCCAGATCGTATCATGTCTGAGAAGGATGCCCAAGATATGCAGGATATGTGGGCTGAACAAGCTGCCGAAAGGAGGGCAGGATGCTAGATAAATACTCTCTTAACACATACCAAGATACTCGTTCGCTTATGCGGATTTGGGATGAAGATATCACCCCTAACGAGGTCTACCTTGCTGAGAAAGCTTTTGATACTGGCTCATACGAAGATGCCCAACGATGGGGTAATCATCTACTGCTTATCCTAAAGCATAAGGCTGGTATGATACATCAATATCGTCCGGGCGGATCAAGCGAGGCGGTTGACCTATGAAGGGGGTGAACTAAATGAATTGGGGACTACTATTCGCTATCTTCATCGCCGTATGTATCGGTTGGGCTTACTTCGGTTGGCTACAAGAGGAGTCACGACGTAAGCGCGAACTTGAAGATGCCAAGCTTAAGTACTACAAGTCAAATACCAAGGAGGATGAGTAATGAGCGCAGATAACGGATATGTAGTAAGCCGCTTGGCGCAGCTACAGGACGAATACGGTATCTACTACTACGGTAGCGCAGGGTTGGTTTTTGAGTGTACCCGCGAGAATGCTACCGCTACGTATACCAATCCACTTCACGCTATTCTAGCGGCTCACAAGCTTAACGCTGCTGTGCCTACAGAATATGGTGTGCGTGTGCAGACGCACGTTCTCGCTGATACACACGACTACTTCCAATACAATACTAACGAGATCGTGAAGCCGCTAAAGGAGAGGTATGACTATGACGCAGATAGCAGCAACTCTCGCAGAACGAGCATCTAAGCCGGGGCATCCATAATGCCAAGACACGAAATGATTATCCCGCTAGCTAACGAGTACGATAAGGAATACGGTAGGTGGGATATCGCGCCGCGTGTTACTAATATGCCTAAAGGTGATTACGTAGGTTACTTGCTTGCGTATGATCCCGAGACAACCAAGTTTCTAGTTCTTTGGGATACGGAAGATCCCGCTGATCTAATGACACACTGGATCTACCGCGAGAACTTTACTGTCCTAACAGGAGTTGTGTTCTAATGGCTCACATTTCACTAGCTATGACTGTACTGTGTATCGCATTGATTCTCGTATGCGCTATCTACATCGTACTGGTCATTACAGAAGGGTGGTGAACTAATGCAGGTAACTGATGGTGTGGTGGTTCTTGAAGCAAAGGACTGCACAGCTTGTAAGTTCCGCGATACCCCAGGTAAACAGCCTAAGTTGAAATGGCACACTTGCCCTAAGTGTAAGGGTACGGGTAAGCGAGGTAATGGTAAGTGTAGAGAGTGTAACTCTAAGTACCCTGGCGATGGAGCTAATCCCGGCTATGTCAAGTTCTGGGATCACGATGATCTAGAAGCTTGTGCTAAGTGTGGTGGTGACTACCATAACCGCGAGGTTGAGGGTGTCACTGACAACCTACCTACTCATGTGTGGGCTAATGTTCCTATCGTAGTTCGGGGCAGTATCTCACGTCCTATGACTACTGCGGAACAGCTGTTCGGTGCTGGTATTTATACCATCATCGACTACGGTGCTCACAAGGTTAAGACTGACGACGAGCTTATCGAGTACGTGAGGTTTGAGCTTGACTCGGGTAAGAACAAGGTTCAGGCTAGTAAGGTTGTTAAATCGGCAGGTAGGGATTTGGACTTGACATTCTGCTCAGGTCTTGCTATAATTCGTGCCGACCAGGGCTTCTCGGTTATTCCCTATTTCGGTGAGTAACCACAGGTACATCTACAACGGGAGGTACGCATGGCTATACAGGAAACGTGTGAGTTCCTAGGTTACGGTGGTCGTCGCAAGTATACGTTTATCGAAGCCTACGAGGAACGTAGCTCAAAGATCACAATTACGATTGATGGTCAAGAGATTGTCTTTATGAATAAGGATCAGTTCCGCACGTTCCTAAAGATGCTAACCCGATTCGACGAAAGGGTATAACATGAAGCTAAAGGTTGGCGACGAGGTTAAGTTCTTTCATCCTGGTATGATGGGAGTTATCAAGGATGGAGAAGTTGAGAAGATCGGCAGCAAGTATATCTATGTCAAGTGGCTTGATACAACCGTTAGAATCAGGCCCGTCGATTTGGTGGTGATCTAATGGTATACGTCCTACGTAAATCGTTTGGCGCATACAGCGCAGGTACGAGAGTTAGTTATGATGAGGAAACTGGTGGCTGTTATATCTTCGATACGGATATCCCAGCTGAGTTGGTGGTAAGGCGCCGCGATATGACACGCATGGTTCCGACTATTAACAGTCGTGAGCGCCGGCGTCGTATGAAAGCAGAGAAGCGCGCACTAGGTATCTAACCTCGCTTGGTCTAACTAAGGGGGTTTGTTTGACATACTTCTGGTTAGCGTATTCTATCGCGTGTTTGTGGTACTACAACAGACTTGAACGTAAGAAACGGGAGGGTAAAAATGGCGACAAGTGAGGGTCGCAAGCTGTTTCATGCAGCACACTATAACGCCGTAGCTAAAGAGCTACGTGAGGAGTTTGCGAATCAACTGGCTAGTACCCTAGTACCAACAGGGCCGCGAGCTATTGCTATCGGTACCACAAGTGTGGTAGTTAATCTAGCGTTGTCATTTACACACAGGTTTCAGCTTGATAATCCAAACTTCGATCCTTTGAAGTTTCTAGATCAGTGTTCACCTGACACTGAGGCTTATCCACTTAGCGAGCTATGGGAGGAACCCAACCTATGATCGTAGCGATGATTGACAAGGACTACATCTCAGAAATAGATGGTGGTGACAGCACTCGTACTGGTACTCAGTGGACTGACCAACAAATCAAGGACTACTATGCTTACCAGAATATGGGTGAGCATATTGATATCAGTGATATCCACACTTGGACACGTACACGGTTTCGTCTGCTTGACGATGATAGAGAAGTCTACTACGGTGGCTGGCTCTTGAACGATGATGGTTGCATCGTACAGATGATGGTGTCATCGTGGGGTACATATGATGCTGGCGCTATCCACATCGAAATCAAGAAAGACGATAAGTGGGTGATGGAAATTGCATGATCTACTGTACGAGGATGCTATGCAGCCTACAGTTAGGAAAACCGCCACAGTAGTCAAGGTCGAGTATCCCGGTAATGATGGTACAGCATGGGCTTATCTAGAAGTTGAGACAGAACACGATCCCGACTGCATGATTAATTGCCGTTACTGGCAATGGTTCGGTCTACACAGTAGCCATAAAGCCGCAGGCAATTATCAGGAAGCGTTAAACGAAGTTTGGGAATGGTTGGTCGAATGGGAACTTATCGAGCTTAGATCAATCGGCCCAGAGGATTCAGAATACTTCGCCACAGACAAACTGATGGAGGTTATTAATGACCACACTAGCACGTGAAGATTGGATGAGTCCTCTCAACAAGATCCTTTGGTATAAGGCGTTTCGCGCTAAGAAAACCTCTATCAAGCTTCGTGATGGTCGTGTGTTTACGATCGATTACAAGCAGATTCCGGGCAAGGCGTGGGTTAACGGTACTAATGGTGAGGTCGCGCCTTGCGGATGGTTTGATCTAGCTCGCGTAACCGACGAGCAATTCCTATACGAGTCGGTTAAGTAGTATGGACAAACTCAGAGCAGCCTTTGCTGGTAGGGAACTAACTAAGAAGGAACAGAAGTCTATCCAACACGTCAATGAGTTTCTCTCAAAACTCGAGGATCATGTGCTAGTCGAGGTTACGATATCTACCGTATGTAACTGTGCATTCAGGCTTGCGGTAGATAGAGACACCGTTGACGTTAATCCTACTACTGAGGTATTTGCGCAAGCTATGCGCGATACACTAAAGTTGATTGGAGAATCAGTGAAGTGACATTCGACACACAATTCTGGCGTGATGTTGCTATCGGTTACGAACAGGTAAGTCGTGACCCCACGCTACAGATCACTGTTGAACGGGAGAACAAGAGAGCTTTCATCAAGGACAATAAGGGAGTTACGTTTATCTTGATCGAAGATGCTCCGAATGAAAAGTTGCCAACACTAATCGTCCCGCCGGGACAAGGAACGGGAGATACGTAAATGAATGAGACTTGGAGTTTGGGAGTCCTAATCGGATTGCCGCTAGTTATTCTGACAATCCTACTCTCCGTAGCATTGATCGTCTACTGTATTCAATCAGATGCTTATGACGCTTGGATGGGTACAGCAACAGGAGTGGTTGTTCTAGTCTGTGTGGTTATCGGGGCAGCTTGGGGATTCTATCCCTATTCTGCCGAGTATCACAAGTGGGTTCCTAAGACTGGCGTTGTGAAGGCTACCGATAAACGTATCGTAAGTGGTGGCGAAGGTAAGATCAACGAGAAGATCGTAGCTACATACGAGAACGGCGCTCAGTATGGTTGTAATGACACACGCTGTGCGTCAGTTCGTAAGGGTGATACGCTTACGCTAACGTGTAAACGTACCTGGCAGTATACAGGAGTAGACGGATACGATTGTAACTTCATCGAATTGAGGAAGGGATAGTATGCCTAAGATTTCTCTTAAGCAGAATACACAGGTTCGGACTCGCAACGACTATACGAAGGTTGATACAGAGTTCACTGTGATGGTTGACGGTAGAGAGCTACCTAGTATGAGTGTCATTGGTAGCGCACTTGAGAAGGCTATCGAGGTTTTCGAGGCTGAGGTCAAGAAGTCATACGAGGTCGTGCCTGTTAGGGTAGATACACCTGTCGCTGAACCTTACGGCGCTAAGACCACCACAGCATAATGGCGCTGTCACCGGATCAAATCAAGCTACTGTTGGCTAAGCCAGTTAGAGGTACTGGTACTGGTGGTAAGACAATCGACGTATCAGTACGTGACCATCACACTTGGTTCAAGCTAGCACACAAGATCCTTGACAAAGAGGAAGTAGATACTGATGGCTGTAGTAACCCAGCTTGCGCAGATCCCCGCGAGAACCGTACTATCCTAGTTGCCGAGGTTAACGAGGTAAATATGTGTAGGTACTGTTTCCTTGAGGGCTACGTTAACGATGACCACTGAGTCCCCCACCGTACTATCACACGCAGCGAAGTTCTACGTAGCAATGCAGGAACTGGCTAAACCCAACGAGTATCACGAACAGATATTCACTGGTGGGATGCTGGCTGTGTATAGAGAGACTGGAGCTTCTAACTCCTACTACTCTCGTATTCGCAAGGTACTTGTTGATTCAGAATCAATCACAATACTGCAACGGGGTACGGGTAGGCAGGCTAGTGAAGTTAGGCTAAACGGGCTTGACGAAAATATTTTCGCAATCCCCTTGACACCGCCCGGTCGGGGTGCTATCCTGGGGTCAGAGGTTGACAGGCGGCTTGCATCTTTGGAGTCGTGGAGAGGGACAACGGGAGGTTTGAATATCGCAGAGGTCTTAAGGAATTTTGAGAGTAGGATCGCAAGACTAGAAAGCGGGAGGTAAGGATTAATGGCAAGAAAGCGTAACACAGCAACATCAACTAATAACACAAACACAGGAGAGCATAAAATGGCAGGTCTTTCGGCAGAGCAGATCGCACAGTTGCTTGGCAAGACTCGCACCAAGGGTCAGTACGTTGTCTACCTCAACCAGTTCCTTGAGTCTGGTGAGGGTGGACTGTGCGTTAACGAGCAGTGGGTTGACCTTCGTGATAAGAAGGCTGCTACTCTTAAGCAGGGCTTCGAGGGTGCGAAGGATAACAAGGAAGCGCAGGATGGTTCCGAGAACGTGAAGGTTATCGCTAATGAGGATAAGGTCTACCTCATTAACCTGGCCGCAGCGGGTATCGAGGTTCCTGAGGAGGCTGCTGCTTAAAGCAGTAAGCACCAATAAGCTAGCTATCTTACGGTAGCTAGCTTATTAAGGTACTAGGGTTGGGCACCTGATCTTAGTACCTTAATAAGCTAGTTCAGCAAAGGAGGAAGTATGAATATTATGGCAACTTCCGACACTGATATTACTGCTGATGAGTTCATTAGGCGTTACATCGCTGTATGGGGTGAGGACGAGGTAGACTACCTTATCGAGTCCGGTTACATTCCCGTTCAGCTTTCTAACGGTAAGTGGACTTGGCTGTATACCACAGCTGTTACTGCTAACGTCGGGTAACTTGCGTTGACACGGTCGTACTTATCTGCTACGCTTAATTGCGGCCGAGTCGAGGTTACTCCCGTTACCTCGGACGGTTACGATGGTGGGGCGGGGGTTGAGCGGCTCTATGCGCTCCCCCCGTCTTACCATAGACTTGAGAGTTATCTTGCTTCTAATGCAGATGAGCTTGAGCATTACATCACACAGGGCGCTACGCTTAATCAGGCTGTTAACAGGCTACACAAAAGTAGCAATGGTAATCGCCCCACTTGCGCCTCCTGTGGTGGTGTCATAAAGAGGGCGCGTCGATCAGCTATCTTCTGTAGACAGCACAACTACTGTAGAAGATATGCCAGACGCTACACCTATCTCTACCAAGAGAAAGGGTTATCTAAGACAGAAGCACTAGCTCAAATTTTTCAGGAAATAACATAATACCCTGGGCGTGAAATGGTTTCGACGGGGTAGTATGGGTACAGATTCGCAGCGGTATGGTGACACCTAAATCACCACAACAAACCAAAAGCCAACGTTAATTCGTTCGCTCTGGGTCATGTGCTTGCTAAGCACAGCGACCTTGCCTTTTCTGCGTAGGTCGAAACAGAAACGCAGAACGTAATACCAGTAACAAGGTGCTGACAACCTTAAAGGTCAGTGGTGGAGGCGTAAGAAAAGCTGCTAGATAGAATGTGTATACCGCTACGTCGGACGCGGGTTCGACTCCCGCCACGTCCATAGTAATAACGTAGTTGAATGAGAGATACTGAGGCAACCGAATAGCTATCCAGAACCCATGTGCCTCATGGGCTTGCTGATAGTGATAAGCAAGATCGCCACTAGCGTGAGCTTTCGGACAGTATCTCTCATTGAGCTACGTAGTTGAATACGGGTAGCGGATATGCACGTTAGACTTCGGGTAGCTGAGCAATCAGTACCAAGTTTTAACTGCTAACTCCGCTGCCCGTATTGAGCTACGTTATCCAAGGTCTAGGTTTTAATCCTGACGGGTTAAAGAGGTCGCATACCGCACGACTAGATACAGGTAACGTAGTTCATATAACAACAAACACGGGAGGTAACATGAAGTACATGATTTGCAGGAAGGATGCAGTAGAGCGTAACATTCGTACTAGCGAGATGTTCCCTGGAATTATCGAGGCTAGTCCAGATGAAACGCGGGAGAGTGTTCTGCTTCGTTATCTAAACGATCACTTCCCAGGCTACGTAGGTAAGTACGCTTACTACGTTGTGCCTATGGATGAGGCGGTTATCGTCACGTTTCGTAAGAAGCAGGAGTACGACGTCTTTATCGAACCAGCTTAAAAGATGCGGCCTAGCGTGGTCCGAATCTTAGCAACCCCACACCACCCAGCTAAGATTGCTAGGCCGCAATACCTTGTGGTACAAGTAGGCACATACTCTAGTGCAATAGCCTACGGAAGTTTGCACTAGAGAGTTGAATGAGGTACACCTAACGCCGCTGGTGTGCCTCATTGAGCTACGTAGGTTGGAGAAATCCAGACGACTTGTGAATAGACAGGACTACGTAGCTCAATCGTACTTTAATCAACGGGAGGTTAGATGAGTACGCAAGAAAGGAAGCCTATCCTTAAGAAGAAGCCAACGGGCAAGTTTAAGCGTCAGTGGTTTCAGAATGAAGATATCCCTATCTTGGCTCAGTTGAATGCTAGTGCAAACTGGTCAGAGATGGGTGCGATGAAAACCACCACAGCAGAGTGGTTGTGGGAACAGAAGCTTGCTCATATTCCTAACCCACGCTGTCTAGTTATCACAACTAAGTCAGGTAAGGGGACGTACTATGAGTCGCTTGCGGAGGTACTGCCAGAGTGGGACGTTTATGCTGTTAGTCCCCAGCGTACTAATTTGGTTGTTGGTAGCAAGCCCGTTCCTCTCGATGTACGGCTTCCTACTCCTTTGCATATGCGTCCAGTTGTTGTTGTTGCTCATTATCATTGTTTCACGGATAGGGCGTGCATCCCGAAGCAAGTGATGGGTGAGAATGGTCTGCCTGTTATCCGTGAAGATGGGCTGTTTGAGATGACTGAGCCTAAGTGTCTCAATCTACTCAGAATGCATTGGGATTACATCGTCGTGGATGAAGCACATAGAATCAAGAACCACGATGCTCAATGGACTAAGAACATCAAGAAACTTAAGTCACAGTTCAAGCACATCATGACAGGTACAGGGTTCGTCAACAACCCTGCCGAGGTATGGTCGTTGCTGAACTTCCTCTATCCCGAAACGTATACCTCGTATTGGAAGTTTCGTGAGCGTTACTGCCAGGAGGAAGTTGACTGGTCAGGCTATCGCAAGATTGTCGGCATTAAGCCAGATGTGGAAGATGAGTTCCGTGACTTGGTTAGGCGTGTCGGAATCAGACGTAACATGATCGAGTGCTTCCCTGATATTAAGGAACCTATCGAGACTGTTATTGCTGTCGATCTTAACCCGACTCAGCGTAAAATGTACAATCAGATTCAAGACGAGCTTTGGACACTTGACCAGGCGGGTACACCGCTACACAGTCCTAACGTCTTGTCGATGCTTAACCGTCTACGGCAGATTTGCGTAGCTACACCGGAAGTTGTCGGTGAGCATTACGATCCTAAGCAGGAGCGCGTAGTCCTAGAGGTTAAGTTGACTGAGCCGTCTAGTAAGCTTGATGCTACTATGGAGATCATCGACGGCCTTGAGTGGGATAAGGATAGAAAGGATCAAGTGGTGGTGTTCTCTAACTTCCGCGATCCACTGGAACTACTCAAGACTCGCCTTGATAAGAAGTCTATCCCATATCTGCATCTACACGCAGGTATGAATGACAGTGATCGTTACACGATGTGGCATGACGAGTGGCCTAAGAAGGAACATCAGGTATTCCTGTGTACGCTAGCTGTAGGTAGTGAGAGCATTAACCTCACGTCAGCAAACAGGGCTATCTTTCTAGATCAGGCTTGGAGTCCTGCCATGAATAAGCAGGCTATTGGGCGTGTCTATCGTCCCGGTCAAACGGAGGTTGCACAGCTTATCTACGTTCGTGCAGACGACACTGTAGACTTCCGTGTGCTTGACGCAGTTGAGACTAAGGGCGCATGGTTCACGCAAATCTTCGGAGCGAGAAATGGCGATGAAGAAGATGAGTGAGGTAATTCAGTCTATTGAGGAAGTAACGGTTAAGGACGAAGGTAAGTGGGAGAGTAACGCAGGATATAAGATCGTTACCTCAGATCAGGAGATTCTCTTTCTGATTGATGATGGACGGTCTTGCTGCGAATCGTGGGGTTACTTCACAAGCGAAGATGATTTCGTAAAGTTCGTTGGTGCTATTCTAACGGGTATCACCGTCACTGATACAAATAGAACATCACGCGTTATCAATCAGGACTATAATTACGATAGTTCCGATGATGAGGATATCACCTTGGATCAAGGCGACGTGATGTTTGTAGATGTCGAGACTGATCGTGGTATCCTACAGCTTGTAGCTTACAACGCTCATAATGGCTACTACGGCCACGAAGCTAAGATCATTTCTAAGCAACTAACTCTAGAAAAGGTTCTCTAATGGCAATGAACGTGAACGTACCGTTTAACAAGTACGATATCGACACAGACTTTCCTCTGATGTACGATATCGCAAAGAGGGTAGATGATAACGAGAAGATGGGCTTTAACAACTCACCGCTCAATGTAGAGATTGAAGCAGCTATGCGTGAGCTATGGATGGCTCGCTCAAACAATAGAGCAGAAAGGTAACATGGGACTTAGGCTTACAGATGATGATGTTGTTGCATTCTACGATGATACGAGTGGTGTAGCCTTCGGGCCTATCTTTAATAGTCATGGCGATGCAGAGGATTTTCTTGATTGGATTAAGGTAGGTGCCGATGAAAAGCGCACGTTCAAGCACAATACACATACACTGTTCTTTGTGGATGATCCTAGACAGTATCGTGCTGCCGAACTGATGACGCTGTATAGTCTTTGGCGTAGAGAAACTAGAGATACAGACGACGATCTGTAAGTATTCCTAAAGGGCTTGACACGGCAGGGCAAACCTGCTAGCATTGTCCATTCAGCAACGGGAGGTTCCAGGGTTCTTATGTCAGAAACCACTGGTAGCGCAGGTACGACAGCTCTATGGGTTCCGCCAGAAATCCCATCTAAGTGGGATATCATTCCGATTCACAACAGTGACCGCGCATCATTCAAGCGGTGTCGTCGCTATTGGGATTGGTCTAGTCCAGCGCGTAGTAACTTGACTATTCGTGCTGACGTATTTGGTGTGAATCCCAACTTCTTCCAAGGTAACGGGATACATTACGCCTTGGAGAATCTATACCAGCCAGGTATTAAACGTGACCCTATCGAGTCATTCTCTGAATGGTTCGATATCCAATGGCGTGGCGGTACAGTCACAGAAGATTGGCTACCGCGTGTGTACGATCTACAGCCAGTTAGAATCAATGTAGGTACGGCGCAAGGTCACGACGGTAAGCTTGGTATGCCGCATATGGATATGTACCGTGTTCGTGGGCTTGAGGATATCTTGCCTGATCCAGACCACGATGAATGGCTTGGGTATCGTGAGCTAGGTATCGAAATGCTCAAGAACTACAAGCGGTATGCTGAGATTTACGATGACTTCGAGGTTCTCGTAGCAGAGCATGACTTCTCAGTTCCGATCTGGGACTTTGAGAATAACTGTACACTTCGCATGGTTGATATGCGCGAGAACTCGCCTAACTATGGTAAGAAGCTAGAAGTCCATTCTCGTGGTCGTATGGATGCTATTAAGCGTGGCGTGTCTAACGGTCGCATGGGTATCATGGATCATAAGACAGCACAGAAGATTACTGAGGATGAGTTTGAAAAGCTGGAAACCGATGAGCAATGCACGTCGTATCTACACGCCGCAGAAGTTGAGGCTACGTATTACGACTTGCCTCACAAGGGAGAGCAGCTTGAGGAAGTCTTGTACAACGTACTCAGGAAGGCTTACCCTAAGCCACCTACGATGCTCAAGAACGGTATGTTCAGCGTCAACCGTGATGAGGAAAGCACAACCTACGAGTTGTTGCAGAATTTCATCAACACGCAAATGCCAGGTGTACCGTTGTCGGAGAAACAACAGGGTTATGTAGACTACGTTCGTGATGTGGGTGAGGAACAGTTCATCATCCGTAAGCACGTCCGTCGTAATCGCCACCAACTACAGAACGCAGGTAAGCGTCTGTATATGGAGGCTATGGATATGTTGTCACCTGATCTACGTATCTATCCTAACCTCAGGAACGATTGGGCGTGTCTGCGTTGTACGTTCCGCGCACCTTGTCTAGCTATCGAAGATGGTAGCGACGCATCACAGCTAATTGACTCCAACTACACAGGCAACATGGATCGGTAGCAAGAATGACTGACTACGAAATCTTGACTGATATGTTCAATCGTTCGGGGATCGTCTTTGAAATTCCATCTATACCTGAAACTGTTATAGTCGTTAGGGAAGATACTTACGGGCCTAACGAAAAAACGAATAAGGGGTATAGCGGATTCTATACCGCTTTTGAATTCGACGAGAATAAAAAGCTTACATCAATGGGAGCATTTGAATAGTGTCCACCAATTTCTATAGGCTCGCCATCGCCGGTTTGATTGGATTGTTTATAGGCGGATATGCAGATGCTCACGATGTTAGCCTTATCAGAACCATGACAACAATTTTTCTTGTGGTAGCTGCTTATACTTTGCTGTGCGATCTGATACAAGATTGGTTCCGAAAGGGTGATGATGGGCCTAGCGGCTAGCCAAATTGCAGACTTGCTTGAACGTGATGAACTAGGTAGAACGGTTCATCAACGTAGGCAAGACTTCTACGCTTCGTTCTATCCGGCAGCAATCTTTCTTCTTGACCTAGACTACGAGAATCTATTTGATCCGGCTAACGGGGGAAGTTTACGGGAGTGGGTGTTTAGGTGTAAAGGCTGTGGTAAGGAAGTCGAGCGCATCTATCGCAAACACCACCACAGGGATCACCTACATCAGTTCAATAAGATACGGGAGCAATGATGGAAAAGCTTGTTACAATGTGGGATCACGAACCTGCTCTAACTGAAACTGAACAAATGCGTGACAAGATCAACGAGTTGGTTAATGCTGTTAATCAGTTGATTGACATTAATGAGCGATTGGCAGCCAGTGTCACTAACGCCAGAACAGATAGCTGAACTTCTTAAGCCTAAAGAAACGGTAGCGACAGTTCCGCAAGCAGGGCCGCTACGTTGGTTCGACAAGGAAATGCGTTGTGCGTCAAGGGGGTGTAGCTCGCCAACATTTGCTAAAGTTAATGGTACACCACGTTGTATGATGCACGCACTACGTGAACTGAATGAAATGCTAACCAGGTTAATGATAAGACCTGATGAGGGAGACGCGGTTTAATGGCAACAGCGGCAATTAGTAAAGAGGGTCAGGAACTCAGAGAGCTTCTGCAAGTAAAGCCGCCTTCTGAGGTAGTAGATTGGATTAACCTGCTTGTCTATGGTGATCCAGGTTCGGGTAAGACTTGGCTTACTGGTACTGCGGCAGATGATAAACGTCTGAGTCCTCTGTTGATTGCAGATGTTGAGGGTGGGCTAACCACACTTCGCCACAGGAAAGACGTGGACGTTAAGCCGATCCGTTCGATGAAAGACCTAGAAGCATTGTACAACACGCTCTACAAGTCTATCAAGGATGGCAAGATTCACTATGGTACAGTTGCCATTGACAGTCTCTCTGAGCTTGCCGACCTTGATATGCGCGACATTATGAAAGAGGCTTACGCTAAGAATCCTGACAAGGTTGATAAGGACGTACCTAGTCAGAGAGAGTGGGGTAAGGCTCGCGCTCATATGCGTACCATCGTTCGCGCATTCCGTGATCTTCCCTGCCACGTTATCTATACTGCCCAGGTTGCTACGCTACAGGAGGAAGGCCAGCCTACTAAGTATTTCCCTGGCCTATCCGGTAAGCTTAGGACAGAAATTCCTGGCTTTATGGATATCGTCGGCTATCTCACAGCCGAATCACAACAGGGGGTGATTGAAAGGAGACTACAAATCCAGGGTACTCGTAGGGTCGTAGCTAAGGATCGTACATCTAGCTTGGCCCCAGAAGCAGGTTTCATCGAAAGCCCCACACTACCAATGATGTGGGATCTCATTCACTCGGCGGGTTAAGTTTAACCCGTCTAAGTATAAGGAGTTATTTTGTCAGATTCAGGCCAAGGCCCGCTTAATCTGTCCGATGCTGATACCAGTGGTTTTGCTCCGCTTGAGGCTGGTAGGTATCCTGCTGAGGTTTTTGAAGCGAAGTGGGATGCTGTTAAGAATACGTCTGGAACGGGAAGGCTTCCCGCAGGTACTCCGTGTGTCAAGGTTCAGTTCAAGATCACTGACCCGGATCTAAAGGAAGCGCGTGGTTATGAGCCTAGGGTGTTTGCACAGTACAATATCCCTGGCCCCGACTACGACAAGGGTAAGGCATCGAAGATGAAGGGAATGTTCGTTAATTTCCTCGTCGCTCTTGGTGAGGATGAGAGCAAGGTTAAGACGGCTAAGTACAATCTCGACCTTGAGGATCTTCTGGGCCGTGAGTGCGTTGTCGTTATCTCTAAGGAACAGAAGAAGGATCAGAATGGCAATCTGATCGAGGACGAGTATAACAACCCGGTTAAGGGTGTTAAGCCGGCTGGTACTGCTACAGGCGGTAGTTCTGAGGGTCTGCTCTAAGTAACAGGTGTAGGGGGACAAGCGCCCCCTATACTAAGCGGTCTAGTTTGCTGACATACTTGGGCTGACGGCTGAGTATGTAGGATGGGCGCGACTAGACCGCTTAGTATAGTAAACTACAACTGAGGGATTTATAGGTGCCAGCAGCAACCATTCAAGCTAAAAGCCAAATCAGGGTAGCCTTCTTTGATCTGCTATTTGGATCGAATGAAGGCTATCTCTGTATTGCGACTACGGAGTCGTCAAACAATAAGAATACGTTTAAGCAGAAGTTCTTTGATTGGCCTGGAGATTTCAAGAAGGTCGAAGAATATATCCTTGCCGTAGAAAAGAAGCACAACGTATACTTCTGCGTCAATCTGCTGAATAAGCAGGAACGCAAGAAGGACAACTGCCTAGCCACAGATTTTCTATGGGCAGACCTTGACGACGCTAATCCTAACACAGATGCGTTCGGTAAGCTACCTCCACCTGTGGTGGTTCAATCATCACCGGGCCGCTGGCAAGCTTACTGGCGTCTGACGACTAAGCTAGAACCTTTCCAAGCGCAGATTTACACTAAGCGCATAGCTTACTCTTTCGGTGCAGATAAGTCGGGTTGGGATCTTACGCAACTGTTGCGTGTCCCAATGACGGCTAACTTCAAGTACGAAGGCTCACCTCAAATTGAAATACAACGCGCCTTGGAAACTAAAGCGCCGCCTCTGTTGTTTGAGGCGCTACCTAAGCCTATCGAAGAAAATGGCGACTATGCAGAACTGCCTGCGGATACCAACCTACCCGATCCTCAGGCGGTTATCTACAAGTACACTATGGCATTGCGACAGACACAGTTCGTCGCTATCTATAGTCAGGTTCCTGGGGAAGATGATGATTGGTCACGCCTACTGTGGCGACTCATTCACATCTGTCTTGAAGCAGGGATGAATGAAATGGAAGTATTCGCTATTGTCCGTACTGCGCCGTGTAACAAGTACGAGCGCGACGGACGACCGATTGAACATCTATGGAAGGACATTCTTAAAGCACAGGAAGCACAGGCTAACATTTCTCAGTTGCAACGGGACTTTGTTGCGCTTACGATGCCCCAACTGGTTGATGAGCCTCACAGTGAGACTATCATCGACAGGTATCGTAATTGGGCTGAGGAAGCTACCGATGCGCTACCCGAATTTCACGACCTATGTTGTGCAATCGGACTTAGTAGCGTAATAAGTAACTCAGTCAGACTAGATACAAGTTATGGCTTGATGGTTCCTAACCTGTGGGGACTTATTCTCGGTGACAGCACATTGTCACGTAAGACCACAGCTATGAGAATGATAATGGATATCATCGCCGCGTTGGATACTGATATGATCCTAGCTACCGACGGTAGTGCAGAAGGTCTGCTTAGTGGGTTGTCTACACGACCCAATAAAACCAGCATCTTCTACAAGGATGAGATTTCAGGCTTCTTCGATGCGATGAACAAGAAAGACTATCTAGCAGGTATGGCCGAGACTTTGACCGCACTCTATGATGTACCTGCTATCTTCACTCGTAGGCTACGCAAGGAAACCATCGTTATTGAGTCTCCTGCATTTGTCCTGTTCGGTGGTGGAGTACGCGACAGAGTATACGAAGCCATTAACGAGGAATATGTCCTGTCGGGCTTTCTACCACGGTTCCTAGTAGTGAGTGGTGAAACCGATATGGCTCGGCTTAGACCTACAGGGCCGGCTACGAATGTTGGCATAGCTAAACGGGCTGGACTAGTTACTGAGTTTGCTGATCTATACGAGAGCTATGCGTCAGACGTGACAGTGAAGATAGGCGGCGAATCTGTGCGTATGTCAGGTAGGGTAACAGCCGCTCTTAGTGATAAAGCGTGGGCTAAGTATGGAGAGCTTGAAACTCTCATGTGGACGACAGCCTCAGAAAGCACTGTGGCGAATTTGGCTCTGCCCACGTTTGAGCGTCTATCACGTTCGCTACTTAAACTGGCTATTATCTTGGCCGCGTCACGTCAGCAACCTAAAGATGAAAGCATCACTGTGGAGGAATCTGATATTATCAATTCCGCATGGTACATTCAGAATTGGGGACGGTTCTCGATTGACTTGGTTAACAATGCAGGCAAGAGAATCAGCGAGAAAATTCTTGAGAAGATCCAACGAGCTATCACGCAGTATCCTGGTATCGCTCGCTCTACGATCATGCAACACTATCATCTGTCTAAACGGGAGGCCGACGAAGTGCTAGGTACGCTAGAGGAACGTCAGCTAGTCAGGACTGAAAAGCGTGGTCGTGGCACAAACTACTTTATCAACTAAGGAGAGGGTATGCTAGATAACAAACAACACGCTACTAATGAACGAATCAAGGCTTGGGTGTTCTTCGGTGTAGAAGCTGAGATGGAACTGGTCAGCCTACACACCGAGGTTAGAAAAGCTATTGATATCGCAGCGGATACCGAAGATGATGATGATATCAAGAGCGTCGAATATTTGAGAGGCGAGATTGCAATTAAGCAAGATCAGATCGCTCTCGCTAATAAGAGGATCGGTGAGTTGGGTGGCTAAGTCAGCACCACACGCACTGCTCGATTATGTAGAAGATTGGCTTGACGATGAACTGCGTGATTACGTCTATAGGAAGTTTGATCCAGCAGAAGATGTAAAGCATCTTCATGAGTTTATCGCAGCTAACTCTGCTGCTGAACTTGACGAGACTTGGTGGAGTAAGCAGCTTGCCAACTACTACCACAGAGCTAAGATCCTCGGCCTAGAAAACGCTAACGGGAGACAGGCGCTAGGTAAGTTCGTCGCCACAGCTATCGGTATGCTCGCTGCTGCTGTTGATGAATTCGGGGAGCTTCCAGAACCAGGCGTATCTAGCGGCGACAACCTCAACAATCTTAGGAGCATCAATGGATGAGCTTGAGATTAGAGAACTGTTCGCTCATCTATCGGGACTTGGTAGTGCCGCTATGATTATCATGCTCCTGTTGCTTATCAATATTGCGTTGGGCGTAACGATTGTGATTATGCTATGAGCGATGATTGGGCATTACATCTTGTGCAGGTAAGAACGAGAAGTGGGGTTTGGGAGGCTCAACGTAGACTAAAGGAGCATGGCTATTATCCCACGATTATCTGGGGTCAGCCACCTGCGTTTCCTCATCAGCTTAAGTTCAATGCTCCACCCGATGAGAAGCTAGACTTCCTTCGTCCAGATATCATACCTCCGAGGAGAGAGAATGAGTAACGCATTCGACGAGTACCAAGACTTTACAGACACCACAGCTATGTATCATCTAGGCGCAGAAAAATTTCTATCACGCCATCCCGAGGAACAGATTGACTTTCTGGGTCTTATGTATGTAACTGGTAAGTTGAATGGTGAAGCCGGCGAGATTGCAGAAGAAGTGTTTAAGGCACTTCGTGATGATGCTGGTGTAATCACAGACGAACGTAGGGCGAATATCATTAAGGAGCTTGGCGATGCTCTGTATTACATCGCTCGTATTGGGCGTCATGTTGATATTACACTAGATGAGATTGCTGCGTTTAACGAGCTAAAGTTGAAGGATCGTCAAGAGCGCGGTAAGATTACTGGCTCAGGGAATGATCGTTGATGATTATCGGTCTTTGTGGAGAGAAGCAATCAGGCAAAGATACCGTTGCGGCTTATCTCATTAAGCACTACGAGTTCGAGCGTAGAGCATTTGCCGATCCGCTTAAGCGTAGTGTGGCTGCTCTACTTGGTATTCCATATCACGAAGTTGATTTGCATAAGAACGACGCCACAGTTCATATCAGTTTGGGATATCACAATACTGTTGTGAGTGAAGATGCTCAGGCAGCTTTTCCACATCTATCTTCGTGGTCGCCTATTGTTGAGCCTCTAACGTTCCGTTCGTTCTTGCAGCGTTACGGTACTGAGTCGCATCGTGACGTATTCGGTGAGGATTTTTGGGTAGATCAGACGTTGCCGATTAACGGGTACTATCCAGGGCGGAAGATCGTACTTACCGATGTTCGCTTTGAAAACGAGGCTGAACGAGTTAGACAGATTGGTGGGTCTGTCGTTCGTATCTATCGTTCGCAGACCTTGAATAAAGATTCGCATCCAAGCGAGAACTACGATTTTCCCGTAGATCACATTCTCTACAACAACGACGGGCTTAATGAACTTTGGAATAAAGTTGAAATGTTGTTGATGTTGCTAGGAGAACAGGAGAAGAATGGAGAGTAAGGCACCATACGCTAATTGCGGTATGTGCCCCTTTAAGGATCGTGCGTTCGCTAAGACTACCGGCCCTGTTGGTGCGAAGCTTGCGTTGGTTAGCAGATCGCCTGGGCATCATGAGGCTTTGAACGGTAAATCGTTCTTTGGACCTAGTGGTAAGGTACTCGATCATCTACTACAGCTACAAGGTGTAGATAGGTCTGACGTACTTACGACTAACGTAGTTCTGTGTCAGTCGGACGGAACAGAACCCGGTTGGGGTATGGCTGCGGCTTGTTGTGCGCCCCGTCTTGAGGCTGAAATCGCAGAAGCCGAGACTGTCATCGCTGCGGGTGCAGAGGCGGTACAGGCGCTCCTAGGCGGCGGCAGCATTGCCCGTTTGCGTGGTTATCCGCATTACCGCGACTTAGAGCAGGTACACGGGAGCGAGCAGTTCGCGGGTAAGCAACAGAAGATTGTCGTTACGACTAATCCAGTGATGGTCATTCGTGACGATGCTAACTTCCCTACGATGGTTCGAGATTTTCGTCTAGCTATCAATCCCTTGCCACAACCTAGCTTGCCGAAGGTTAAGTGGACAGAGGATATCGAGCAGGCTAAAGCGTGGGCAACTGAAATGATCGAACAGTTTGAACTTAGAACAGGTAGCTTCTATGACGACAGCGAAAATCTAGTTGCCTGCGATATCGAAGCTAGGGGTACAGATGAAGAATCAGGACTCTCACAATTTGCTGAGGTTGTTTGTGCAGGATTCAGCATTAGGACTGATAGAGCAGTCGTTTTCGGAGAAGCCCCATGTTACGACGACGAGTTCAGAAACGATTACCTACGACGACTTTATGAAGTTCCAGAGGTACGTTATCTCTGGCACAATGGAAAGTACGACGTAAAGATTCTACGTCAGCAAGGTATCCATGCTAGAGTAGACGAAGATACTATGCTACTCAGCTATGCCCTAGATGAGCGCCCAGGTAATCCTGAATCGGGTGCTGGTGGTCATAGCCTAGAGTGGCTTCTAAAGGATGAATTGGGGTGGCCTAAATATGAACCGGACTCAGTTAGGGATTTCAAGAAAACAGGGATACTATCCGATAAGCGAGCCAGGATTGATCTATACGAATACAATGGCATGGACACCGCGGGTGCGCTTGGCTTATTCGTCCCATTTAAACTGCAAGCCACCAATGACAAAGTGTTTGAATCACCCTATAGATCCACGTTGATTCCACTGAGTGAGGCTTTCACACAAGTTGAGATGCAGGGTAACAAGTTTGATTCAGAAGAAGCCTGTGACTTGCTTGAAGATCAGGCTTACCCTAAGCTACGCCAGCAACGTCAGTATATGCGTCAGCTTAGTGAACGCGAGAAGTTGAACCCCAATTCGCCTACGCAGCTTGTGGATCTTCTGTATGATGAGTGGGGTTTTAGCCATACGCTACGACGTGGACAGATTGAAGTAAAAGGCAAGCGTTCCACAGATAAGTGGGTTCGCGCCGAAGTTCTTGAAACTGGTAACTTTAAAGTTACAGGTGTTGACCGTACTAAAATGGTTGACTTCGTTCAGCATCTACAGGACTTCAAGACACTCGGTAATTGGAAAGGCGCCACAGAAGGCTACGTCCTAAGAAGGAGTAAAGATGGCAGGCTATACACGGATTTCAAGATTCATGGTACTGAGTCTGGTAGGGTCAGTAGTTCAAACCCCAACTTGCAAAATGTAACAAGACCGAAAGAAGGGCTACCCAACATTCGTAGTTGTTTCCTCGCCGATGATGGATGCACACTCATCTCCGGTGATCTTTCGCAAGCAGAACTCAGAGCCATTTCGTATCTGAGTGGTGATACGGGTATGCAGGCGATCTATACCGACACCGGACGCAGTTTGCATAAGGAAATCGCCACAGAGTTCTATGGCTCCGAATATTCCTACGAACAGTATGTAAGAGCCAAGAACATTAACTTCGGTGTGGTCTACTGGCAGAGCGCATTCACGTTCGCGCAGATGTACAAGATGCCACAGGAAGAAGCACAGAACTTTATTGACTTTTGGTGGGAACGATTCCCCAAGGTCTATGAATGGACGAAGAATATCGAATGGTTGGTATTGAATGAGGGAGAACTGCAATCCCCATTCGGACACAAGCGTAGGTTCTACGTTATCCCTAGCGACCAGTCGGGGAGGATTCATGTCGTCAAAGAAGGGATTAACTTCCTACCACAAAATATCGCCGCTAATATTACTCTTTATGCTATGGCTGATCTTGTGGATAGACTTGACCCCGCCGTGGCACAGGTACGCCTTACTGTCCATGACAATATTGTGGTTAATTGCAGAACGAATTATGTGGAAGAAGTTGCGCCGATAGTAAAGGCAACAATGGAATCGGCAGCTAAAGAGAGTATCGGGTGGGACTTCCCATTCGGCGCAGAAATTAGTGTAGGCCAGAATTGGGGAGATATGGAGGATTGGAATGGAAACTAGAGAATGCTGTGATATGCCAATCAATGCACATCACGCAGAACTTTGTGACAACAAGCGTTGTCTCGATTGTGGCGCGTTTGTGAATAAAGAAAACCACCACAGCACTTGCCCCATCATTCTCAAGTTGAATGAATCTTTTAGGCAAGACGGCAATCGTTGGCGCGAGGGTTACGGGTACATGAGCGCGTCGGCTGTACGCGGTAGGGTATTAGCACACAATGCGACGCTTAATGGGGGCGGCTGATGCTCACACAATTAGACGAGCTTGAACAAGTAAGAAAGCAAATCGAGTATCATAGGGAAGAACTCGCTAAGCTTAGAGAGCGGCGCGATAAAATACAACGAGTTCTCTATTCAAATACAACGGGAGAACGTAGAGGCCCGGATGAATTTTACGTTGTATCAGCGGAGGTTAGACCCTATGTTGAAAGTTGGGTTGCGAGATACAACAGACAATACGGCGGTGGTGGTGTTAGAACACTAGCTATGCGCGCCGGCCTTAACACTAGATCAGTTCGTAAAGTCAAGAATGGCGGTGGAAATACTTACGGAGAAATGATTTCGTACAGCACACTACGTCGTATTCTGGAAGGAATCAACTTGGAATACATACTCGACGAGTTCACTCTTTACCGACGTTCCAGAGATAACGGATTCGTGAAGATGGCATGATTAGAGTAATCTCTATTGATCCAGGTGTTCACACTGGTTACTGCTACGCCAAGATTGTAGACGGCGTATTGCAGTATTATCCGTTCCAGGCCGTTGACGATGTTGACGAGTTGTGGCGTAGGCTAGTGAAATTTCAGCCACGTATCATCGTTATGGAGAAATGGGTAGATAGACTTCCTGCGCCGAAGGAACGCGCTTATAAATCTGTGAACAGTTTTCCACAGCAGTTGATTGGGGTAGCTAGACTCTATGCAGTATTGGCGACTCTGCAATGCGGTATCTATCTACAGACACCTGCACAGGGTCTTGGCGGTTTCTACTCGCAAAAGATGCTCAAGCAGCTTGGCCTGCTTAAACGTGGAGATATCACTAACTTGGCTCATGGTCTATCCGCTACACAACATCTTTTGCAATGGGCACACTTCGGCGGTGGTGGTCAATACATCACAGAGAAGCGCGACTTCGCAACCCGACTAGAGGAATGGAATGGCTGACGCAGTTACTATACCAGCAGATCGTGAAATTCTAGCTATTGTAGGTTTGGCAGTTGAAGCCAGAGAACACGAATTCGATCAGAAGCAATGGCTAGGTTTGGTTATTTGCGATACTCAATCACATCTGAGTTGGTGTATTAGAAAACTTCACGACGGTAATGCATGGGATACCGTAGATGGACACGTCAAACTGTTCCACGAGGGTATTGAGGTACGTAATGCCAAGATCGTTCTGACGACGATTAATCGTTCTTCTATGCTTCGTGGCCTACAACCCGACAAAATTCTATTGATGGGTAATACGGGAGAATTGTGGTATCATCTTAACTCCATGAATTGTCCCATTGAAGGTGTAGCGTAATGGCTAAAGCAAATCCTAGTCCTACTGCTCTTGAACTTAAACAACAAGTTACGTCGTTACGAAAAGCTTTAGATGCTGCTATGCAGTATGTAGATCCTAAAGACCGTGATTGGATTGAGTCAATTGCTAAAGGAGGAACATGACATAGACTAGCACGACGCCTAGTAAACTAACAAGGAGATAGTCTTGCGTAAGCTGCTACTACTGACGGCGGTTCTGTTTATCACAACCACCACAGGAACCACAGCCCAAGCACATCTAGTAACAAAGCCTAAGAATGACACACTTAAATCGACACTTCACAGCCAGACCGAGAACCTCAAACACGTTAGATATGTGTGTCGCAGAGGTAAGGGTATTACTAAACGGTGGCACTGTTTGGCACGTAGGTGGCTCATACGAGAGCGCAAAGAAACACTACGACGAATTGACCAAGCTAATAACCCTTACAGAAGTGCCGGGTATTGGGCTAACATACAAATTCTATACGCCACTAAGATTGCTTGGTCATCCAGAGAAGATCCCTGGCCCAACTGTCCAGATCCTGGCCCTAGAGATAACCAGGGATCAGGACATACGTGGTACGACACTGTAGCTTGCGAGAATCATGGTAATTGGCTTGACAGTCCTGGCTATTACCGATGTGGTCTACAATTCGATCCAGATTGGGAAGTCAAATACAAGACTAGATTTTGTCCATGATAATGAGAGGGGGTGATATCAATGTATAAGGAAACTGATGCACCCGCACCTGAGGGTGATGACGAGTCAACTACGCCTGCCGAGCCTGATGACGAGAGCTAAGTAGGCAAAAAGATAGCCCCCTTGAACCTGGGAGAGAGTGCAGGCAAGGGGGCTATTTTTGTGCGCTAGTTTAGCTGTTCAGCGCATACTAATCTTTCTTATTGCGATGTGATATATAAGCTGCTAGCACTACGCTACCAGCCGATATAAGAGCGATCGCAATATGCTCTACGAGTTCGGCAGACATTAGGGGGAATTGGTGTTATCCGGTGCGTTGGCAACGAGGTAGGTTGAACCAGCCTGGACAATCCAACCAATTAGATAGATGCTTTCTTCCTGATCCCACGAACCTGTTGTAACGTACATAGTGGCTAGAGCGCCAAACGCAACAAACTGCGCGACTCCCCACTTACGAGTAGGAAGCCACGGCTTTCTTTCTTTAACAGGTACAGCTAGAACAGTAGGTGGCGCAGGCTCAACTGCCGCCGGTGCGTTACGCTTAGACGGCATTCGTCCCCCAGATAACTAGGACAACGAGACACGCCGCACAGATAATCAAACACACTTCACTAAGACTGATGTTCTTCATCTTCTCTCCTTTAGGCAAATAGTCTAGTAATGTCACGGACTAGATGAAGCGTTCCGCGTTGGACTGTGGTGACTCTACCACTCTGCTCTCTCACTTGAACATCGTAAACCAAGCTATCTTCTTCGACGTTTGCTGTGTCAGTGGGCATTACATGAATGTAGAATAGTCCAGCAGGTCTATTAGTGAATACACACTGAGCCGGATCGTCTGTGCTATTTAGACTAATCACAGCATCAGCATCCAGATCATCTTTCGTGCGTTTGGCTGTGAACCAAATCTTAACGGCCGCACCTGTTAGATCAACGGGAGCGCCGCTTCTAACAGCCGCCAGATCGTAATACTCTGTATCTCCTCTAACAGCTTCGATATCCATTATGTCTATTCCTCTCTCCTTTCGATTCGTGCCCACGGTTTGTCACGCCTAAAGATCAAGCTTTCTTCTTTATTCTGTCTGCGGATATAAGCCATAGCTTTGTTGTAATCCGCTACGAAGATATAGAAGTCTTGGATCAGTTGGGTGTAAGCAGCGAGCGTACCATTCTTACCGCTACCACCCGATTTAATACCCGCTAGATAGGCACCTGCAATTAGCGAACCAAACTCAGCATATACGGCTTGATCCACACCTGCCAGAAATGTTTGTGCTTGTAGAAAACCAGCTTTACTTGTTGTCTCAGATTTAAGGCCGGCGAGCATCGTATCTACGATTAGAGCACCAGCTTTCGCACGTTCTTCTGCGTCAATGCCAGCAAGTGTGGTATCGGCAATAAGCGATCCTAGCTCTGCAAAGGTACTGGCATCTATACCGCTCGTAGTAGTGTCAGCTACCAAGCTACCCGTTTTACTACTATTCACTCTGAGACTAGTACCTGCGATAAACGCACCAGCAACTAGACTTCCTAGTTCCGCGAAGGTAGTTGCGTCTGTTCCCGCAAGTGTAGTGTCTGGGCTTAGCGAACCAGTCCTACCGATAGTTGCGGCGTCAGCACCCCTGAGTTGTGTAGCTGGGCTTAGACTACCAAAGTTGATATACTCGGGTACATCTGCGCCTGCTAGTCTAGCTGTAGCTAGCAGCGATCCCAGCTCTGCATATGTGCTAGCATCGGCACCCGACAGCACACCGCCAGGAGACAGAGAGCCTGTCTTACCAGGAGAGGTTTTCTCACTAGCACCGGCGAGCGTAGTGTCAGGTGTGAGACTACCTAGTTCTGCATACGTGATTGCGTCTAGTCCAGCCAGCGTAGTATCCACTACTAGAGAACCAGTCTCACTATAGGTTGGTACGTCCAGACCTGCGAGAACAGCGCCGCTGATTAGCGCGCCTAGTTCTGCATATGTAACTGCGTCTGCTGCTCTAAGTTGTGCGCTAGCAATTAGAGCGCCCGACTTACCACCAACAGTTTTTGCGCTAGTACCACTCTCTAGGCTACCCGCAGCAAGACTACCTGTGGGCTGTGCTGTAAAGACTGGCAGACCAGCCATACGAGCAGCACTAAGCAAAGCACCTAGTTCTGCGAACGTACTAGCATCAGCACCAGCTAGCGTAGTATCAGGCGTAAGTGATCCAGCTTTTTCTGCCGCCTTCGATCCGATACCAGCAACTCTAGCACCAGCTAGCAGACTACCTAGCTCTGCCCACGTAGAGGCGTCAATACCTGACAGTAGACCGCTAGTGGAAAGAAAGCCTGCTTTGTCGTGAGTAGTTGGGCCAACAGGTGAGACTGTGCCATACCCATAGTCGTAGAATAGTGAAGTGATGCGCGGAGCGTGTTGATCCTGCGTCGCGCCCGTAACAGTCATATGTCTACGGTTACGTGTGTAGTCAATCTCGGGTGACGAATTACCCCAGATAGGCATATTCATTACGATACTACCGGGGCGAATTAGGAACGGTGTAATACCGCGAGACAGCGCAACTACCTCAGCCACACTGAGCGCAACGTTCCAAACCACAACTTCACAGATACGTCCTGCCATCGGTTCAATAGGCGTAGACGCCATATGCCTACCGATAGATGTTCTGTCTGCACCAGTAGGAGCGCGGCTAGTTGTATTCTGTCCTTCACCACCACCATTGAGATACGCTCGCCTGTCCGTAGCAGAAGCGAAAATGCCGCAGGCATGATTCCAAGTTCCATTACTAGCTGAAGTCGATGTATTTGCATTTACAGTTGTACCACCAGCGGCAGCAGCAATCTGAACTGTATCGGTGCCCGACATTCTAAGCGCCCACCAATGGTTTGTTACATCTTTGTCGCCACACCACCAAATATTGCCCAACTGATACGTCGCCATGTAGACCCAAGCAGATACCGTAAACGGCGCAGCCGTAACTACAGCAGAGTCAATGCTGAGTGAGTCGTCTGTTCCGTCAAACAATCGTGACATTACTTAGTCACCTGGAAGGTAATTACACATGGGATCTGACCTTCATCGTGTCTACACTCATGCCAACCTACCCAACTGCCTGCAAGAATGTAGGTACGTTGAAGCCACTCAGTAACGATTTCGTCTAGCACTTCTCTGGCTTTCTCTGGCACATCAAAGTCAACCGTCACATTCACAGTAGTAGTGTCGGTAATACCAATCGTGCCTTCTATGGTATAACTGCCTTTAGCGTCCAGACGGTTCTCAAGGAAGCCACTTACCTGACTAGCACGTTGTGCTGTCGAAGTAAGAATTACTGCCTGTAGACGACCCTTCATTTTAGACGTCGGCGTACTGGAAGTAAAGGCCGAAGATAAGAGTTGCACTAGCTTTCGTATCAGCGCCGTCAGTACCATCCCTAGCGAAGAAGAACGATACGATATCGTCAACTGCGAAGTTACCTGACGTAAGAGTGAATTCATCTTCCATACGCTCCCACGCCGCAGACGGCTCACCTGAGCCAGTAGTAATTGTCAGCGATTCCTGCGTACCTGCCTGGTCGAGCGACTCTGCATCCGAACCCCCCACAGCCCTGTACTCAAAGTCGAATACAGTTACGTTGGTAGTTACCGTTGCTGACCATTCCACGATGATCTTCGCAGTACCGACGAAGTTCTTGGGTACTGTAAATGCTCCGTGGACGCCTGCTCTAGTTGTGAGAGCAGTAGCATTGCCGCCGTTCTCGTCAATGCGTAGGAGTAGTCTATCCCACACATCGTTTGTAGCTAGAATATCCTGTGGTTCAAACCACACCTTACCCGAATCATCGGGACGTGTGGCCCAACCAAGAATCGGAATCCTATGTGTAGCCACTTAAGGTGTTCCCCTTCCGTGATACGTTAGTCCTGAACCAGCGTCAGGAGTTTCTAGGTAAGCGTAAGTCAAACCGCCTGAACCGATGAACGGATCACCGTCGTTTCCTTGGTAGAACCGCATCACCAAGTCCTGCCAATCGTGTACCAATCCAGCAGGGTTAAAAGGTTCGCTTTGAATATTCCATTCGGTGCCATAGGTATCGGCAACAGGCAACAAACCCATAGTGACAACGATGCTGCTGTCATTACCATTCAATATTTGTAGGTCGCCGTCAATCGGATTACAATGCCAGCCATACAAAGTGCAAGTACCTGCCGCCGGATCAGAAAGCGTATCCATTTGCATTATAACTTCGATGGTGCCAGTACCAAAGCCGTACTCCACTTCAATGTGGCGATTCGTGAAGTTGAACTCATCACTCGGCAAACTGGCTGTGGCTTCTGCATACGTTGATGATCCCGAAAACGGAGTGATGGCAAGAGTTAGGGCACCTGCCTCATCGGTAGAAACATCTGATACTGGTAGCCAAATTTGTGTCATTAGAACAGAGCGGGGTGTCGGGTAAAGACCACCCCGCTTACCATTCCCATCTTAGTGGAGTAGTGCGATAGTCGGCGTAACCTTGATGATATCGTTCGTAGCAAGAACGACAGCAAGACCATCATCGAAGTTAGCCTGTCCGGGGAACAGAACCGTGTTACCGTTGTTGGTGATGTGGAAGCCGTTGATTGTGGCTCCTGTAACACCAACCGTCGGAAACGTAACCTGCGGATACGTGGTCTGACGACCGAGGTTAGTAGGCCGCTCTGCGAGTGAACCCCACGTAGCTGCCGCAAGAGACTGACGGGCATAGTTCGTGAACGTTGTCTCAGTAACGCTGGATAGCGTCTGAGCGTGAGTAATCACCGTCGATGCCGTATGCGATGTAAACAAGCAGAGGTTCAACGGTGAGGTATACTTCGCCGTATTCAGCGGGAACTGACCAAGCCAAAGGTCAAGACCTTCATCGGGACACATCTGTGCCATACTATTTCACTTCCTTTCCGGCCTTACCACAGTTGGGACAAACACCATCGCCGTAGTTCTCAGGCTCAGGCTCACCTGTGAGAGTAGTGATATGCTGCTTGGTAGCTCCACCTGAGAACTTACCAGGATTACCGACAGTTCCCAACGAACAGGCTGGATTGCTACATTCATACAGTTTAGCCATTAACCTACAACTCCTTTCGGTTCTGCTAGAGGGCCACCAAGCGGATGGAATGGCGGGATACTACACTTAGAACAGTACCGCTCCGTAACACCATCAGCACCGAATAGATTGTCACAACATGGACAAAGATGAATCTTGTGAATACCGGGCTGGAATACGAAACCCGCCACAGCAGCCAACTCGATAACCTGCTGTTCTGTGGTGACTTGCCGCTTCTCCCAATTATGGACACATACCACCTGGGCCTTACCACTTAGTACAATTTCGATAGCTCTACCCATGCTCTCTCCTTATGTCTCCTTTCACGATATGTAGGGTTTTGCGATTGAAGGGTCTGCAAACTTTTGGTACAATCTTACGTTTCCATTTACACGTCTGACTCACGCCGCCCCGCTCCCTTATATGTAGTTTCGATAATCCTGAGTTGTAGGTGATCAATCAAATATGCACAGCCTGCGATAAATAGCGACTTCAAGATGAAGATAGCTGTAACGACGTAGGTAAGAGGATGAACCGAAGTCGCGCTAGTGGATGGAATAAGCATGGCGATTAAGCCGGCTGTTGTATTAGCTGTAGTTACGAACAGCATAGCACCGTATACTAGAACGGAGACTCTGGCGGCATCTTCTCTCGTGCCATTCCATTTATTTTGCTTGAGCCATTGCAGATTGCCAACGGCTCGCTTAAATAGTTTGCCTACATAGATTGCAGCAAACAGAGATATAAAAGTCCAACCGACTTCTGGAATAGAAATCGTTTTAGTTAGAACTATGCTGATTGCTATCGACAAGATTCCCCTCGCGCCTAGTTAAGTTGTCAAGCTCAATTTGTAGTGCATCTAGACGGGCACTTAGATTACGTCTGACGATTGCATCCCTACGTGCAGATTCGTCTAACTTAGCTAGTTCCCTCTGCGCTGCTACCATTTCAGGCGACTTCTTTCTTTTCCGCAGAATTGCCATTTCATCGCTCCTGGCGTAACTGTTCGCCTCGCGTTATTGCAGCAGCAGCGATAGTAGTAGCTCCTGCTGCGATACGACCCCCTGTGAGAGCTTGTTCTTTCCAAGCCTGTACTTGATCTTCTGTTTTACTGAGTCTCTCTCGCATCATTTCGTGTCGTTTAACTAGATCCTCGTAATCGTATCCCCAAACCCACCAACGTTTATGGAAACCGTAGTGTGAGATTACGAGTATTGCAACAACTCCGATTCGGCTGATATAATCTAGCCAGCTTTGTTCGGCAGTTACTCCTACGAGTATTAGTGCTTCATGGAGCATTCAACTTCGCCAATGTCGCGTCTAACATATCCCTTACCTCCTGGATACGTGCCTCAAGTGCCGCAACCTTGGTATTGTCGATTCTCTTAGCTTCTTCGAGTTCGATCTTCGTAGACGCCAATTCATTCTGCAATGACACGATCTGCTTTAGCCTATTGGCTAGTTCTACCTGTAGCGGATCGTCGGCTTGGTTAGCGTACTGCTCCGCAAAAGCATGATCGATAACCGCACCGTCCCACCACCAATCAGAGATAGGTAGTGGTACGCCTTCCGGCTGTGGCGCACCTACGAGTCTGTAGTTACGCCAGTTCTGATAAATAAGTGGAGGCCCCAACTGACGATGAATACTCACGGTAAGTTCGATATCATCCCACGCCCATTGAGGAATAGGATCAGGCAGACCTGGGATAGCCGGCATTGGTACACCCTTAGGTCTACTAACGATATACCACGGCTTCCACTTCTCATACCACGCGGGGAACACTTCTTCGTCAACCTCCTCATCTGCCTTAAGCAACACGTCCCATCTAATTGCGCGGGGGTCTGTATGGTCATTCTCTGGCGCTTCTTTATGTCCGAACCAACCAGCTTTAGAGTTCCATCTAACTACAGAGCGACTATCATTACCGCCGCGAATTAGTGGTACATCAGCAACCCGTTTGATTTCGGCCATCAGTTGCTTAAGCAGTTCTGTTGTCTGTGGATCGGGAAGCCAAGGTTCCCACTGGCAATGAGCTACAAGCTCAATCTGTACTAGGCAATCTCTGTTGGTTTCTACACCGCCGGATAGGTTCTCTAGCGTAAGTGCCATTTCACCGATAGGCATAAACTGAGCGATACGTAGGCGTCCGTTGTAACCAACACCTATTCTAGCTGAACCGTCGCGTCCGATCATAAACGTGGGAGTGCCAGTGTTATACCTAAAGACGGACAGCGACCCACTCCACGATCCTTCGGTAGTGTGTAGTACACCTTTAGCTGGCGTCTTGTCGGCAAGAACGAAGGATCGTTTACAATCCTTGATATGTTCTACCTGAATACCGCCTACGCTAGTGAGCCACATCAGCTTCTCAACCTTGTAATAATTGCAATCGAATCATAGTCTCTAACGCCTGCTCCTGTGCCTTCGCCTTGAGAAATAAAAGCAATCCAATCCCCCACCAACAGATATCTCTTAATAGGCCCAAGAGTAACGACTTTGTCTCCTGTGGACATATCAACTGGCCCCCAGGCGTATGTGGCTTCCCAACCATAGCGACTGGTAGCAATCGAACCACCACCTTGTCCAGTTCCCGTCCATCCGACTCCGAATCCTGGCGGCTGTCGCCAAGTGGCGTAAATGTTGTAGTAGCCATCTTCACGAATATAGAAATGAGGGTTGTCGGCAAGGCCAGTTAGAGGAAATAGTTGATCTGTGACCAGCGTATTCCAATGCTTCACATAATCGAAGCCGTGCTCTGGCCCTCCACCTGGATATTCAATGCGCTTAAGAGTAGTCCAGAATGGACTATCAACAACTCCCGCATCTAGTACAGGCATAGGCATTACGGCGTCAACGCTCCTATAGCCACCCACGTATCGGTAGCCATTTTCTTAAGAGTAACTGCCGTATACTGCCCAACAGTTTTCAAGCCTGGATTGCCTACGAGTGTAACTCCACCAGCGGCAACCAAGGTAACCTGTGAAGCACCCCACTGAATTACATCTACAGAATCACCGATAGCGAAAGCATGAGAAGCATTCGTAGGCACTGTAAGGTTTCCTCCACCGTTCATCTGAATCAACTTGAAACGGTCGGAGAGTACCATCGAATAGCTACCAGCCTGAACATTGATAACTTGTGAAGCTAGTTTATCGGCCGTTACTGCGGCATTAGCAATCTCGCTTGTACCAACACCACTAGCAGCAATCTGTGTAGCTGTAATCGTATCGTTTGCAATCTCGGCAGCGGTAATGGTAGTGGGGGCAATCTCGCTTGCGCTAACTGAGTCGGCAATGATCTGTGCTGCGCCAACTGAATCGTTAGCCAGCTTAGCTTGTGTAACAGCAAGGGCAACAATTTCGGTAGTACCCACAGAGTTATCCGCCATCTTCGCAAGCGTAACAGCGTTGTCTGCAATCTCTGCTGTATTGACAGCGTTGTCTGCTATCTTAACGTTGGTAACAGAATCGGAAGCCAACTGAGTTGCTGAGATAGAGTTAGCGCCTAGAGGGTCTGCACCTGCGGAACCATGTTGTGTAGCGTGTGAACCCGCTGCTGCGTTAGCTGCGCCAGTACCGAGAGCGCGTAGGGCTTCTGCACCCGCGCCTGCGCCTGTGGAGGGCTTGAGCGCGTTGACTAGGTGCGCTGCGCTCACTACGTTGTCTGCTAGTTCATCGTCACCAACAGAGTTAGCGATAATCTCAGCAGACCCAATAGAGTTGTCTGCCATCTTTGCCAACGTGATGCTATTGTCGGCAGGCGTCTGATCTGGATTAATGTGAATCCATCCAGTACCATGATCGTAGTGTACCTGACCAGTCTCAGCACCGGACGTAACAAAGTACAAACGACCCTGCTTACCAGGAGAACCAGGAGTACTAACAGGTCTAGCTGCTAGAGTACCCTGTCCGTACATAGCGGCATGAATATCAACCTGATCGGCAATAGCCTTGTACGCAGCATCCGTATTAGTTCCCTCAGTACCTAGCGGAGTAACGATTGCGAGTCTTGGAGTAGTACTAGGCATTTAACTCTCCAACCAAATCGCAGGAATTTCCATTCTGACCTGAGCACTATTGTCGGTATTAGTACCGATCGCGATTCTAAGCATCACATCTTCGACACTGAATTTCACAGGCACATCATTAACATTAGTACGAAGTTCGTCAGCTTCGATCTCGGCACTTGCCATAGCCGTAACGACACTTTTAATCTTGGTGAATACAGCAGTATCGAAACTGGCTGTATTGATAATCTCCCATTGTTCTTCCGGGGTCATCTCACCCTCCTATGGGTTATTTGAATCAATATCATCGTATGTTGTAAAGGCTGCGTCAATAGCATTGTACGTTGCGTAACCTGCATCAAGATCGTCATAAGTCCAACCCGGAACGATCTGATAGGTAAACTGTAGTCCAGCAGGCTTCTGGGCATTAATAGCCTTACGAATATTTGCCATGCCTGCCGCTCTGCTGGCTTGTGCTCCATCGGTGTGAACGTACGGAGTGGCCGCTGGCTTCTTTTCAATTTGAACATCGTCAAACCAAATGGAGGTAGCAGGTTGAACGCCCGAAGTTGTTACGTATGCCTGCAACCTCAAGGTTGAAGCACCAAGCGTTACGGTGTGAGTCAGTCTCGTAAAGACCCCGGCGGGGCAAACCTGGGCACTACCTGTAGATGATCGCAGCAATGCGCTGGCTCCATCCAGTTCATTCGCTTGCAGGTCAAGCGTTACCGTTACGTCAGGACGAACGTAAGCAGAAATTGTTACTACCTCTCCTGTCGCATATTCGGATACGCCAGAGAGATAAGCCGCAGCATCGTTAACTCCACCAGCTGTAACAAGTTTGAAGGCCCATGATCCGGATCTAGAATATGTTGAATCACGTGTAAGTGATGTCCCAACGGATAGCGACCATCCAGTTGTATTTGTTTCAGCGCCACCATTACGACAAAAATTTGTAGTTGCCCATTCTTCTACGGGCGTTTCGGTTTCGCGAGTACGAATATCAAAGTGGTATGGAGAAGTATCGCGCTCGTATAGGATAACTTCCTTAGTACCTGTGAGGAACTGCTGAACAGCACCCACCACAGATGAGGGCTTACCTCTATCGAAACCACCCACAGCCCTGATGTAGTCTCTAACTCGGGCGTCGTGTGCAGCCTCAGTTTCTCCGATCATAAGCGCAGGTGTGGTGACTCCCACGAACTGACCAAGCCAAGGCAAACCGTAATAAGGAGCGCGATCTACATCAAGAACGATAGACCAACCAGGGGCATCAATAGTTTGGTCATCCCTAATCAAATCTTCTACCAGTTGCATACTACCAATGAAAGCTTCGCAGAAGTGTAGTAGTGCCCAATTCTGGGTTTCGTCGTCGAAGGCCGCAGGTAGCAGCCCTTCGTACATCTTTTCTGCGATAGGTGAGACAGTTGGCCTAGGCATATTAAGGAGCCGATACCGTTCCTGAAATAGAACCCGGTCGTGGTAGTGGCACAGCACCGGGAAGATTAACGTCTACGCTAGCAAGAGTGCCGGGAGAGATTGCCAACGTAAGACTCGAAACGTAATCGAGTCCTTCGGTCGAGTTGATAACCTGAGCTAGCTCAAGATATCTCACAACTTGTTCATTAACCCAATTCTGTGATTCGGTACTGTCGCCAATATTTCCTTCGACGAGTCCCCAGTTAGCAGGAGACAACCACCCTTCTACAGCCTGTTCCGCCGCCAGAGTCACTAGAGCCTCATCGAAACCAGGCAACGAAGTAGCAGTAAACGATACGTCGATAGTTGAGTAAACAGGATCGAATACGTTAACGATGAAATTGATTTCGCGCAATGATTCTAGGTAAGCATCAATCTCTGCTTTAATCGGGCCGCTGACGGCTTCTCCTTCTTCATCAACGGCAACCACAGCAACCATGCGTTCGTTGTTAAATGACGAAGTGCCGATACCTTGTCGTGTGGTAGCGTTCGTAACTGTGCCAGCGCCACCAGTTAGAGTATCAGCGTTAGTCATCTGTGTTACGTTAACACCGTCATATGCGCCCAAGAACTCCACAGTCCACGGAGCAGGCCCAGGCCCACCAGTGACGAATACATCACCCGGAGCGATATTGGATAGCGCCTCTAGTGCGGCCTGCACAGCAGCAGCGGTAGCGT